GTAGCTTGCGAACCACCGTTACCACCATTGACGTTATAACGATAAGCTGACAGACCTGTGAAAGTCGAAACCTTCTGCTTACCCAATGCACCAACCATCAGAATCTTAGGTACGCCACCAGATACGAATACCTCTGAAACCAATGATTTCAGCAGAGTCTCAGTAAATGTACGTGTATTACCGTCTGTACGAGTCGATACACCGATAGTTGTAGGATCAGCACCGTTAGTCTGAGCGTCAGAGTTAGTCTTGATCCACGACAGCAACGAACCCATCTTACGAGCAGTAGAGTTAGTAGTACCAGCCGAACGACCTTGATTGCTCAACAGGATGGTTTCCAGATCGCGTTTGATTTCTTGCGATGCCTTAGCCAATTGATAAGCCTTCTCAGACTTACGACCTGCTTTGTTAACTGTATCCAGAGTGCCAGAGACTTTGATAGTCTTTTGCAGAATCTGAGTGTAGTTACCCAAACGAGTTGTTGGTGACAATGTAGCGTCAGAAGCATCAGCACCTTCAACAGCAGCGTTGTTAGTGGTTGCAGCAGCCAACGAGTCAGTTTGCCACTCGTGGTAAACAGCCGTAGCTTTAGTCTTGCCGATGGAACTCATGAATGGAGTTTCAGTAGGCGAAATGTCGTAAATTACATCGGTCAAATCTTCACGCTGACCAATTGCGTCATAAGCATTATAAATAGCCATGATTTAATTCCTTATAAAAAGCGTTCAAATACACTTGCTGCATCGCGGACACTTCCGCTTGATCTAGCTCGTGCCTTTAGTTTCCTTGTTTCTTCAGCGTTACTATCTCTAGGTTTGCTTACTCCAGACTTAATCGCTTTAGGAGCCTCATTCACCTTCTTGGTGATAGCTGGCTTACTTGCGACTAACTTGTCGTACTGCATTGCCTTATACAGAGTTAGTACAGCCCGACTATCATAGACAGCCGCTAATTCGTTATCAGAGAATCCAATCTGCTTACCAAAGGCACGAATATCATTTCTGATAGCCTCACCCTTAGAAGGATCAGTAAATTCAGGAATATAAGCTGTCAGTTTCTGCATTTCCTCAGCCACCACGGACTGCATCTGTGCTTGTCTATCTTGTTCCTGTTGCTGAATGATTCGTGATCTCTCAGCCTGAACAGCAGACAACTGCTTATCTCTCTGAACCATCTCAGCTACCTTTACAGAGTATCCAATAGGATCAGTCTCTTTCAAGTATTCAAGATTTTCCTCTTGCTGAGGCTGAAGCATTTGCTCAATCATCTCTAGACGTTGCGCGTACGTATCACGCATCTGTTTAGCTTCTTGAACTGCTTGTCGTTCAGCTTCTACTGCCTTGCGTTCCTCAGCTACTGCTTGCGATTTCTTGGTGTAATCCGTGCCAAGTTGATATGACTTGATAAGCTCATTAAGCGTTACCTCACGTTCTTCTCCAGCCGCTTTGACTCGATACGTGGGTTGCTCTTGCTCATCACCATCTTCATCTTGTTCTACCTCAGACTCATCGTCTGATTCGGCATCGCTTTCGTTAGCTTCTGGCTCATGGTCTGGTTGTCCGTTATCGGAGCCTTCGTCACGTTCCATCATGCTCAAGAAAGCGTTAGCTGCACCTTCTACCGTTAACTCTGCATTTCCCTGTTCGGGAGTCGTGCTTTGAGTATCGCTCATTTATGTTTCCTTAATTATATCGCCAACCGGACGATTCGGACTACAAAATCTTTAACTTTTTTTCGTCAATTAGTTTCTGATCTGCTAATCCTTGAATATGATTATCAATAGACTCTAGAACCCTGAGACGCAAATACGACTGCTCACGTACTTCTACATCGCCATAATCACTATTTAGAAACTTTGCTAACTCCATACCTCTGAGTTCTTCCATCATCTCTATAAAGTAATCGTCTCTCAATAGGTTTAATGCCCAGTCTGATTTCTTCACGCCATACCTTTAGTCAGAGAGCCTAATTCACGCAATGCCTTCAGCGTTAACTCAGACTGCTTGTTCTTCGTAGCCTCATCAGCCAAATCCATAGCCAGTACAGCCTGTAGTTGCTTTACTGCTAACTCAGCTTCTCTAATGCGTAGATCAGCCGTATCACGCTGATTCTTCATCTGCATCTCAATACCTTTGCGCGTATATTCAGCCTCTAGCGTTTGCTTCTCAAGGTCAAGTTTTGCCGCATCGATTTGGCTCTTAGCCTGAGTCTTTTCTCTTTCAACCTGAGCCAGCATCTCAGCAACCTGTGCCTGTGCGTCCGGAGTAGGAGGCTGTGGCTGAGAAAGTGCAGCATTTTGCTCTGGCGTAATTTCATTCATGAACTCGTTAGCATCTTTGAAACCTGCCGATTCAATAAACTTCGCTAGAGTATTGCGGTATTGACCGATAGATACCAATGGATTAGATGGACCATATTGCTGAATGATCTGCTCTTGTTTCGCTAGAACCATCTGCAACATAGCTAACTTCTGATCCCTGTCACCTGAGCCTAGACCAACATTGATACTAATGTCGTACTGATTAGCCCATGTTCTAGGATCAAACTCAACGTATTTACCACGCATACGGACAACTCTAGGCTTGTCCTGATACTTGCCCAATAGATGCAAGATGCCTTTAAACAGACTCTTTACGCCAGTCTCAGCAAAGATACGAGCAATTAACTCTAGCTTGCCTGAGTTTGACTTCATCATCGCAGCCACAGCAGTAGCCGTAACATTGTTCAATACGTCAGGATCAAGTCCTTGTTGCACGTCAGATACACCAGTACGTTTAGCCTGAACTGCATCCAAGTATTCCAGCATCGGCATTGCCTGACCGAATGTACTCTGCACCGATAATGGAACCAAAGCATTAGGACTTTTTAATCTGATAACTCCACCCGGTGTAGCATTAAGGAGATCGTCGATGTTGACTTGTCCGTCAACCGCACCCATTCTAGAGTTGTTAGTCAGATAAAGATTATCTAGGCTTTGTCGTGTAATCGTGGACTTCTGAAGCTGAATATCCATTGTCCGATCAGCCAAAGACTGACCAAAGAACTTATGCGGAATAGGTATAGGACAAATGGAATGGAACGGAACATAGTCTGTTTCCTCATCTTCCAGTATCTCAAAGCCACACCAGACGATACGGCGTAACTCAGCAATACCGTCATCATCCTCGTCAATGCGTATATAGCACTCGTATACCTCTAGCAGTTGCATAGAGAAGTCTAGAGACGAATTTTGGTCTGGCTGCTCACCATTAGGGAAACGAGCAATACGCTCACGATTAAACGATAGATCATTAAAAGTTGGCAACTCGTCAACTATATCTTTATCGTAGCCAATAGCACTTAACTCTGAGCGAGTCATTAATCTACGATGAGCCAAAAACGGAGAATCTTCAATACTCTTAGCTGACTTGCTAATTAGGAATTCCTCAGGAGGCACGTTCTCAATCTTGACCTGACCTGACTTATTAGTTTTCTGAACAGATACGTTATATGTAGGAATCTGCACTACATTACCAATATTGTCCGACATTTCCGTATATTCTACTTTTTGCTTCTTAACCTTTAACGTCTGGTCAGATAGCAAATATGCAAGTTCATCCTCGGATAGATTCTTGTATTCTTCTTTAGTTACGTCTGTTTTCTCATCCCAATACGATTTAACTACGCCAACCTTTTGCAGCAGAGCGTCTTTAAACCAGTTGTGAAGAATAAGCGTTCCATCATTCTCACGATAGAAAACCCAATTACAGTATTCCGTAGCCTGTTTAGCTGATTCCTCGTCTTTCGGACCTTTAGGCTCAAAGTAGACAATATCTTCAGTAGTCGTAAATACTCGCATTAACTGTGGCAATGCACCATCGATAGCCTCAGCTACCTCACCAGTTACGATTTGGCTGCGACCTTCCTGTTCGTTACCGTATGGACTACGTAGGTAATACTCTAACGCTCTACGACGATCTTCCGTAGTCTCCGTATTGAGATAACCAATAGCATTATCAATCTCATTCTCGATAATGCCTTTAACTGTGCCTTCATCCATCATAATGCGTTCCTCTTAGGATTTTCGCAATTATACAATCCATTTTGTGTTAATGGGCAAATCTGACTGCCACGAACTCTCATTATCGTCAAGACTTATTGCCAAATAACGAAAGGAATCTGAAGAATGACTGCTCCAGTCGTGTAGCGGCTTGTCGTAGAACACTTGCTGTCTCTCGTTGTACTCTCTACGGTAGTTCCTGAGCGCATCTAAGCCAGTCTTAGTCTTATGATCAAACCAGCATTGTGGTAATAGCCTTCTAACGGCTTGTATACCGTCTGCAATCGATAATCTGGGAGCTACTGTTATATCCAGTCCAGCTTCCATCAAAACCTCTTTACGGCTCTTACCTGTGCCTAATTCCCTTACTTCCACATCGTGAGGAAGGAATTGCGTGAATTCTTCGTAGTCGTTATCTTTGAGCCAGCGTACATACCAGTCCAGACCGACACCGTGGTTTTCCGTGAAGTCAATGAGTCGCACCTCTTTTCCAACCACCTGAGCAACCCACAGAGAAGTAGAATCAGACATCCCCAAATCCCAAGCAACATAAGACTTGCATAAGTCATCACGCTCAATAGTGGTGATTCTGTTCTTCGCCTCAAGATCGTTGATAATCTGCCCATAATAAGAACCCTCTACGGCTGCATCAAAGCTGCACTCAAACTCTTGGTTGTACTTATCATCGCCCATTTCCCTACGAGCGTCTTTGAGTTCTTTATCCGCTAGTATTCCTGTATCACTAGCCTTGAACTCTAGTAATGCCCAACCTTCGGCAGTCTTAGCCCTGTCTCTGAACTCTGCGAAATGGTTCCTACCTTTAGGAGTTCCAATGAATAAGCACCACGTAGGAGCCTCGTCTGTATTCCTATCAGCTAATGCTGGACGTATAACTTCATTCCATATCTTAGGGTTCTGATCGCCTATTTCGTCAAGGATAACGCCATCGAAATACTGCCCACGCAAGCTATCAGCATTATCAGAGCCGTACAAACTAATGCGCCTACCCCAAAAGTCAACTCTAAGCTCGCTGATGTTAGCCACAGCCCCAAGAGGACGAGTAAATTCCAGCAGGTAATCCCAAGCCACGCGTTTCGACTGTGCGTAAGTCGGAGCAATATAGGCAAATCGTGGGTTTTGTTTAGTGCATTCAATGGCAGCCTTGATTAGATGGTTAATCGCGCTAACAGTCTTGCCCATACGACGATGAGCAACTACAACTGTAAACCTGTGCTTGTCTACCGCCTCATGAATAGCTATTTGCTGTTCTCGAGGCTTATAAGCGATCTCGATTACTTCTGCCATGTAACTACGTGTTGTTGTGCTCCACCATCAGCACCTGTCACCTCAGTCCTAGCCAGCTTAGGTATATGGTACTCACTTAGCTTATTCATTAGATCAAGTGCCTTATAAGGATCGTCTTGAGCCACTTCATTAAGCCATCTGTCCATATTAGGAGCATTGCGCTCCAATAGATTAGCAATAGCCTCTCTTACTACGGCTGTTGACTTATTAACCGCGCCTTTAGGTCTGCCCTTACCTGCATTAGTTAATGTCGGGTAATTTTCTGGACTTTCCAGTTCTATTTTAGTGCTATCTGTTTCCATTTTTGCATTATCCTCTGGATGTCATGCGTAGAATATATCGTACATATCCGGTCTGTTAGTCTTTATCCACTCGCGTGGTTCCTCATGGCACTTAGCAAAGTCGTTTCCAACTGTCTGACTTCCTGCATGATGAACGTAACCTCTGCTGACAAAGTGAAAATATCCTGCCTTTCCTAAGTCATGACATATTATATTGTCTGAATACCAATTAGTGCTAGGGAATTGTGCCACATCCCATGCCTCTTTACTTATAGCCGCAAAAATAGGAGCAATCACATCAGTCATCTTGATATGTAACTCGCTTTCCCACTTTAATGCTGAAAATACGTCATCTTCCTCAGCTACTCGTATATTCTGTGCAGGTAATACGTAATCTGATCTTGCACCTAAGAATCCAACCTTAAATGACTTGCTGACGTGCTTGTAATCCGCTTGCATCTTGGGAATAGTATCGGGACTCAATACTACATCGTCATTAGCAATGATTAGTGAATCGTAATGCCCTGTATTGAACGCATAAGAGACAATTGAGTTATACGCATCTCCGAAATTGGTAGCAGTATTTGGTCGGAATATGACTCTATCGTTGCCAAGTCTCTTTCTAACCTCTCCCCATAACTCCAAACTATTTGCACTAACGTAAACTGGCAACTCTCTTGCATATTGGTTAATACTCTCCAGTAATACGTGGATACTTGGACTGCCTACCGTAGCGATTACGATTGCTTGCAAAGGATCACCTTCATGGAATCTACTGCTCTAGGAGTACGCATAATTTCCTGATCGGGAATGTTTTTATCCATCAATTCCTGACCTAATTCTGACAGTTTGAACTCCATTGACGATAGGTTAAATCTATCCTGCCATCCTAAGTACCAATGCCACTCTGTATAGTACAGCCAGCTATTCTCGTTAAACGCTCTAACGTGGGTAGGGTCTTGCCATGCGCCTAAGCTAAGTTCGTAAGGTACGCTAATGTGGAACTCACCACCAACCTCTAGCAAGTCCTTACAGTTAGTCATTGCAGCCACTAAGTCAGGTATATGCTCTAAAACGTCATTTGCGACGATTGTTTTAAACATTCCCTTTTCTATCGTTACCTTACCAAACCTATGGCTATCAATAACGCTACCAAACTCGACCTTAGATATGTCGCACCACCAGTCAGGATTAACTCTAAGCAATATGTCAGCATTAAAGTAAGAATCTTTCCAGTCCTTACCAGAACCTAGATTAAGCGTTTTAGGCAGCATTAGACCAATTCAGTTATAGAGAAAGTCGAAGCTGTTACAGTAGAGTCTTTAATTACTGCAACTTTTTCACCAGCTTTTACTGAAAAATAAAACGGAGCATTAGGAACGATCATTGTGCTTGTAGTTACCGTAGCCGTTGGATTAGCTCCAATAGCAATATGGCAATGACCTAGTGAGCAAGATACTAGGACATGAGTCGTATTTGTACCAAATGCTGTGCTCTGAACACTTGAGTTTGTTACTGTAAAAATTTGTGCTGTTCCTGCTCTAAAAACTTCTACAGGATTACCGTTATCATCTCTTGTTATGATACTCATGATTGCTCCATGTTAATGTCATCAT